ATTTGTTATAGTTAAAGTAACTATGACTGTTTCCCCATCTGTCCTACCGCTCCCCGACACGGTGTAGTTTGTTCCAGTACCTACTTGAGAACCACCTATTGACCAAACTCTTGACACAATATTTCGGTCTACTCCATTTAATGATCCTGGTGTTGAGGTGGCTGAAGACAAAGATACGTCGGTGCCTGTATTAACAGCATTATTACCTGTTATTCTAGCTACAGGATTTACAACAACATCTGGTTCTGCTGCTACGCTAAAAGTAATATCATGTGTATCAGAAGAATTCTGTGTGGGGTCGGCATCATTTGTTATGGTTAAAGTGACCGTAACTGTTTCTCCATTTGTTCGGCCACTTCCTGAAACTGTATAATTTGCACCCGTTCCTACTTGTGTACCTCCAATAGTCCATACCGTAGACACTATACTATGGTTAACACCATTTAAAGAACCTGGTGTTGATGAACTAGAAGATAATACAACATTAGCTGGTGCAACTGCTGAAGTATTACCTGTTATTATTGCTACTGGATCTACAATATTTGCAGGTATTGCAACGCACAAAGAATCATCTCTTGTGTTTGCAGACCCAGGAAAGAATAACCCGTTGCTACTTGTATATCCAGAGGGGGATAGCCCGCACCCGTACGTAGCTATAACAGTGCACAAAGAATCATCTCTTACTTCTGCTGTAGCTGGGTAAAAAAGCCCATTACTACTCGTATGAGTAGAAGAGGGTAAACCGCATCCTACTGTTGGTTCGGTGGGGAAGTCTTCTAAATCAGGCTTTTCTCTATTATCACTAACAGGACCACCTATTGTGGTTGACAGTGAGGGTCGGCAAGAAGGTTTTATTAATTTGCCAGAAGGATTATCAACTAATATTGGACTAATGGTGTCAGCAATTTCATCGTATTCATATATAGCATCTTTGGTTTCGCTTGTATTGAAAAAGTAAACCTTTGAGTTATTAGGGTCTTTAACGGAACCTATGGTAGTGCCGCCAATTGTTTCCTGCCCAGATAACCTTTCATTACCCTTAAGATTTTCAATAGCTCCCATGTCACTATCTTCCGAAGATCCAACCTTTATATTGTTGGCATATCTATAGGTCTCGGGTTGTACAAGTCGATCATCTAGATCTCTATTCATTGTACCCTTTCGAAACATTCTTTTGCTTTCTGCCATTTGATTTATTTTTGTTTAAATTGTAATAGTATTAAAAAAAATATGTTTTAGTGTTTTATCCATTTTGCTTTACCTCTTAACGTTTGAGCTAATTCTGGCAAATTATAATTGCTTAATCTAATTTTAGCATTTCGCATTTTAGCACTAGCCTCTTTTTTGTATAAAGGCACAATACCTGCAAGTGACGGACGCACCTTTGCTAAATTGTATAACATGGACGCATATAAAGCATCCTCAGCTAACTTTGGTATGTAAACCTTAGTTAGATCCCCGTTGTCTGCTAAGCCATCAGAAATGTAATCTAAAACAATTATTTTATCTCTTTTTAAAGACCCGTCAAAATATATAACCCCACTTGCTTCATCAACAACAAATGTGCCCAAACTATTCATTTTTTCGGGGTTACTACCGTAACGTTTGTTAAAATATGGATATTCTTCGTTGTTATAACGATAATATTGGTCTTCCTGTGCCACCTCGTGATTGCTGTCATCTTGAAATCTAGTGATTGACTCTGACAATGACGCTTCTTGTAAATTGCCATCAGAATCAAATGTAAGTTCATAATCTTCATCCTGAAGAAGCGCATTCGGATTATTAACTTTTCTGTTAGGCAACAATCTTGTCTTTTCACCGTTTTTTTCAACTTGCGATATAGCTGTATAAGCAACATAATCTTGTGGTAGTGGAAATGTAAGTGCATCACTTAGCTCTATTTCCATACTTTTTTCACTATGCAAAATATCATAGTTGAATTCTTGGACTGTTCTTTGAGCCCAGAAATCTACTTCATAACGTGGCACTTTTGCAAGTGCTTTATCTTCACCAATATATGCAACTATAAAGTTGTTAATAGCATCTTCAAGATTGGTTCTACGGTAATATCCCAAACCTTTAAAGTCTTCCGGAATATTATCTGTATCTCCTTGATGATTTGCATAGTATGACGTAGAGTTATATAACTTTCTAGATTCTGCCATTATTGTTGTGTGTTAGCAATTTTGACTTCTTCGTTTTGAGCAAATTGTGCAATATCAGCACGGTTAATTGTAACTCCAGAGTAAGCTAGTATTTTAATAACTAACTCTGGAAACTCTGAAGAATGCAGTTCAAAATCAATTTTGTCTCCATCGTTAACAGCCCACGCTATTTCTTTAGGTTTTCTGATATAGTAAGCTGACACAGAATCTACGCTATATGGGTAAACTCTGACATCACTCAAAGGTCCCGCACTTTCATTCACCCGGTGAAAAACGGGTTGTGATGTAGTTGGATGAGTTAATGGGGAACGTAGCATGTGTGATATAGTTGTTCTGTCTACCTCCGTAATATTTACACCCTGATAAAAAAGGCTTATAAGTTTATAAGCTTCATATTTTGTTAAACCAGGCTCTACCTCTAGAGCAAACTTATCAGTTAAATTAGCTGTAGAGTAGATCATGCGTGTGCCATTTCTTTGAAACACTTCGTATTCACCAGTAAATTCATTAGTACCCTCTGCATCTTCAAAAACACGTATGTTGTTTGTACTGATACTATTCATTTCTGACCCCAATGTATACACACTATTTGCCCCCGCTACAATTGTAAAAGATGCACCTCCTGATTTTTTAGGGTTTGAAATTGCTGGTGCTTCAAATTTCCAAATACTGCCGCCATCATCAACTTCAGTTAAATAATCTTCTCTATTAAAAATAGCAATTTTTTCAGTAAGATTATCTCTGTAATATGTTGCAGGTAAATTTGGCTTAGCCGCTTCGCGATATTCGTCATAAAAATATTTTTCAAATATTTCCATTTGCGCTTGGTTAGCGTAAAGGTTAAATTCCTGCGGGGTAATATAACCTAAGCCCTCTTTGTTTACAATAGTTAAAACCGTTTGGTAAACTCTGTCGATTGATACACTCATTATTGTTCAGATTGATTTATTTGTTGTTCTTTTGTCATTGCTGCTTGCGCAACATCCGCCGCTCGTACAGTAACTCCAGCTAGCATTAATATTTTTGCGACTAATTCATTTTCTTCGCTTTCATGAAGTTCAAAATTAGTTGAGTTGCCTTCAACTAAAGTACCGTTTATAGTTGTACCAGCCCACGCTGGATCTGCAGATATTTTTTTGTAATATTGAATTTTAATAACGTCTGAACCTCCTTTTACAGGATATAATATAATTGTATTTCCAGTTCTTGTAAAATAAGGTGAATCAGCAGTTCCTTGCGTAAGTGCTGAGCGTTCTAAATAACCAGATTCAGCTACTGTCTTTTCAAACGCAGGAATATTATTATATAAAATATTTTCTATTCTATACAAATCACTAGGCAGCGTTAGGTCTGACATTGTAGCGTTAGCAGCAAATTCAGATAGCTTTTCTAGTACATGAGCAGATATACTAGACACATCTTTTGTTTTGCCATAAGCAATAGTTGCTCTGCCTAATTTATAGAAATAACTTTCAAAAATTTCTTTTTGAACCTGCACCGCGAATCTATTAAATTCTTCAGGCGGCAAATAACCTCTTTGCTCTTTATTCAAAACAGATAGCACTGTTTCATATACTCTGTTAATAGGAACTGCCATTTATAATTGTTTTTTTTATTTATTAGATGGTTATGATTAAACCAATAATCATAACCTAGTATTTTATGAAAGTTTCTTTTCAATAGCTTTCATAACGTCTACACCTTCATCTGTTTTTAAGAATCGTGCAAACGCTGCATATGGGTGTTCATCAAATGGAACAGTCATAATTTTTTTACTATTAGTTGCCCATTTAAATACTGTGTTGTCGTCTGTTAGCTTAACGATGCCAGTCTCCACACATCTATTTGCTAAGTTACGAAGTTTAATATCTTCGTCTTTAGCAATTTCTATGAATAAAGAAGGCTCATTTTTAGCAAACATGTAACAATCACGTTTAATTTCTTTTGAAGACATTGTTGTAACTTCAGAGCCAATTTCTGTCCTTAGTATGGCTTCTAAATGTTCAATATCTAATTCTTGCACTAGTTTTAATGCTTCTAGTTCTAGTTCAATTAAATCAATTTCATCAATTGCTTCTTTAACAAAATCAACTTCTTCGAACTTAACATCTTTACCCGGGTGGTAAATAGATAAAAGTTGCTGTAATAAAGGTTTTTCTCTAGGTACAAAAAGAGAACCATCTGTAAAAATAATGTGCTCTACTCTAGCATACCCATCTTGTTCATCTACAAATAAAGATTTTTGATTATTAGCATATCTAATTTCTTTATTTACACCTTCTTTTTCGTCAAACCAGAGTATACTTGAACTTTTAATTTTATAAGTTAACGGAGACATTCCGTTTTTTAAGACATATGTTCTGTCTTTAATTTCCCAATTTTTCATAATATAATTTAATAAGATAAAATAACCCCCGCCGAAGCAGGGGCTATATTAATTATAAGCTACTAAGCTTTTTTCAATAAGAAGAAGTTATTAGCTCCTTGCGTAATCAAACATCTTTCAGATAAGAAATTAACTCGCATTTCGTCAACGTCAGAAGTATAAGCACCTCCAACAGATCCTGTAAGCCAAGTTTTCATTTTTCTATCATCTGTTTCAGATGAACGGTAACGTACGTGTAAGAATGGACGCTTGATATTTTTACCAAGATCTTGGTCATACACAGTAGATGTACCAGCAGGAATAATAGCACCTTCAACATCTCCAAATCCTCCGCGTGTAGCGAAATCATTTAAGTATTTCCAGTCAGTCTTATAAAAGTCATAAGATCCACGACGGAAACCAGAGAATCCAAGATTTAAAGCCATATCTTCAGAGTTATTAAATACTCCGTAAGAAGTACCTCCAGCTCCGTAAGAATTTTTAGAGGCTAATCCATCATCAATAGATAAAGATAATGCGCGGTTAGCATAAATCATATTTTCTTCAATTGCACCGTTTTTATCTAATTGCTTCAATATAACATCGAAGTCAGAAAGATCAGTGTCAGAAGATAAATCTTCAAATACATTTCCACGAGCTTCTAAAGCTGCAAAGAATCCTTCAGAACCAGTATATCCAGCCCCTAAGGTAGATCCAGCTGCTTTCTTAACAGATTCAACCATAGACATTTCTAAGTAATCTTCAAAGCGTAAGCGAGTTTCGTGCTCAGACTTCAAGTACCATAAATATCCAGAAGCTCCATTTTCAGAAGTTACTTCAATCCATCCAATCTGAGCAGTGTCAGATCCGTTGATTTGATAGTTGTCTTTTAAGATAATAGGCTTGTTGGTATAAGAGCTGTAGTCAGCATCGATAGATCCTTCCATTCCAGCAGAACCTTTTGCAAACTCAGAACCATAAACTACAACAGTAGCTCCATTATCTAAAGTTAACCCAGTCCAGTCAGCAGCGGTATAACATACAGCTGTAAAAGTTCCTGTTGATGCAGCAGTGTTAGCACCTTGTATAGTAACAACACCTTTAAGCACTGGTCCAACAGGAGCATTTGCTGCTGTAACACCTTGTACCATAATTGTTTGTCCTACACGGATAGCAGGAGCAGAAGCAGTGTCTACGCCAGCAGGTAAAGTAACTGTGAATACGTTGCCAGCAATAGCTACGTCTTCGTAACGTGTGTGTAAACGCCCTTGCTCTACCCAACGAATTTCGTCAGATGTAGAAGGCATTTCAGCTGATACCATACGTAAGAAAGAAGAGATAGAACGGTTTCCGTAAATCTCAGCTTCTTTTTCGTATACATCAGGTAAAAATTGCTTTGTAAAATCAAAGTCTGTAATGTAATTGTTTTGAAATAAAGTCCCTTTAGTTTGTGAGGGCTGTAAATTTTCAATGCCAGTTGTTAAAGCCATTGTAATAAATTTTTAGTTAGTTTTTTAGTTTCATTCTTAATTTAGAGCTTGAATCTCCTGAAACAACTTTAAACTTTTGCCCGGTAGCTGTTTTAATAACGCCTTCTTGTCTAGGGTCCATATTTATATTTTTAGCCTCCTTAGCGGACGAGCGAAGAGCATCGGCACGGCCTTGCTCATAAAAATGTTCTGCAAGCTTATCTGCATTGCGTGCTGCAAATAAAGCTTTATGGTACCCCTTAGCATCACTAAGCTGTCCGTCTTCTCCTACAAATTTTGAAATAAAATTATTAATATTTGATTGTTGCGTTTTAGTATCTACAACATTATTAACTTTATATCGGTATTTATTGTCTCCAACTTGGAAATCAAAACCTTTAAAAGTTTCACCAAATACATTTTCTGTTTTTTGTAAAAAAGTTTCTGTTTGTTTTTTATTTAATTCAGCACTCTGTTGGTATTCATTATAATACTCAAAAGCCTCTTGGTACTCCTGAGGAATATCTTGTTGCTTTCTCAACTTGAGATCAGCATAATATTTCTCTTTGTTTCCTTCTAAGAACTTTTTAGCATTAAATAATTCTTCTTTAAACGCTCTTTTTTTTGAGCGTATTTCTCTTGGGTCGTCATCTTCGTCATATGAAAAATTATCTTCCATATACTCATTAACCTCTTGACTATCCCAAGGTTTTGCCTGTTTATAATATTCGCGTAATATTTGTCCTTCATCATAAGACGAAATATCACGGTTTAAATTAACGTAATCTTCCAAAGTACCACCAGTTTCTTCCATAAACTTTAAAAGCTTATCTACATTTTCCGGTAATTCAACTTGAGGCTGTTGCGATTGTTCATTAACCTTGGCTGCGTTTTTGTCAACTTTAGGTTTTTCTACTTTTGTTTCTTCAGCTTCTTCTTCGGTAACAAGTTCTAGCGGCGAGTTTTCTTCTTCAGTTTCTTGGGCTTCGGTTTGCTCCCGTACTTTTTCGACCACTTCTTTGCTATCTCCGGTTTCATTTTCCACAGAAACCTCCTCTGTTTTTCGCTCTTGAACGGCATTCTCAGTTGTTTTGTTTAATTCGTCTAAGTTAATTTTAAGCACATCGTCTGTTTCTTGCCCTGCAGCTTCCGGCGCAATATCGCCGCTTTCAACCGCTTTATCAAGTACAGCTTGTTCTTGTTCTTGTGCTGATTTAGTTTCTCCACCATCAACAACACCTTTAATTTTCCATTCACTCATAATTTAATAATATATAATAATTAATAATTCTATCTAGGCTCAAACCCACTTAAATCAATACCACCTAAAACATCATTGCCACTTGATTCAAATCCTTTTTTTGGTTTTGAATTAGACGGTGGTTTTTGCATATCAATTTCTTTTTTAGCATCAAGCTCCATTTCTTTAAGTTTCATATTCAAATTAAATTCATATTGCATAAGCTCACGTTTTGTTTGTGCCTCGTGCTCTAACTTTTTAATATCAAAATTAGTTTGAGCTTCAGCTAACTGTACCTTAGCTTGAGCTTTAATTTGTTCTGCTTGAGCTTTTGCTAATTCAGCCGCTTGAGCTGCTTGTGCATTTGCTTGTGATTGAGCAGCAATATTTCTTTCTGCTTTTAATTGGTCTGTAACTTCTTTTCTAGCTCTTCTGTATTTTAATAATTGATTAGCAAGTTTTATATTTTTAACCTGTCTAATATCAATAACATCTTCAAGATGAATTTGATCTCTTGATAATGCAACCTGTATGTTGTTTTCAACAAGTTGTTTTTCGTCTTCATCCGGATCTAATTCCAAAAATATACCAAAATCATGGAGATGCAAAGAGTTAAGTTCTTGCAATGCACCAACACTAAATCTGCCTATTGCGTTTATAAAAGCTTCTTTTTGCGGATGAAATTCTAAAACATCTTTAACTCTTATTGATATAGCTTCTGCTAATGTTGCTGTTATATACAAAGAACTATGTAGTATATGCCTTGTAGCTGTATTAGAATTCGCAGCTGCTAATTTTTGAACTCCAACCAACGCGTATTGGTCAGGATCGCTACCATCTCTAGCTTCGTTCAACCCTGTTACATCGCGAATCATATTCAAATAATAATTATACGCTTGTATTAAAAGTTGAGTTTGTTGCCCTCCCCCACCAGGAAGTTCTTGAATTGGCACTTTACCTGGGTTCATTTCACCATCTACTGTCATAGATCTACCTATAACAGAACCCGTTTGAAAATACATATTAAGAGCTTCTTGCGGGTTATAATTAGTGCCATTACCTAAATCTATTTCAGCTAAGCCATCAGCATCTAAATAAACGCCGGATGGTGTCATTCTTTGTATTGTTTGCTGAAGTTTTAAATGTGTTAGCTGTATAAGGTCAGCATAAGTTACCATTCTGCTAACTAAGCTTTCAATTTTTCCTTTATACATTCTAGGAGCACTAACAACGTAATTCATCATAACTTGGTTAGCGTTAGAGTCTGGCCTAACCATATTTGTTGCTTTTTCCCATTTAAGCAACTTATTCGCTCCTAAAACCATTACGCCTTCGTATATAACCTCTCTTGACTGCGCTACCCTTTCAAATCTTGACCTTTGATCTTTAGGTGGGTTAAAATTATCATCCTTCTTTATAGCTTTATTAGCCCCAGTAGATGTTTCTTTTATTTTATATACACTTTTTTCCCAAGTTTTCCAATTAAAATATAATACAGTTAATGAATTAGAATCTAAAGAGTCGTTATAATCATTATTAGTATAATCATAATTATTGTAATTGCTTGACTTTTCAACAGCATCAGCAAAGTCTTCATCTGAAAGACCAGGGAATTGTTTTTTAAGTTCATTACTTTTAATTTGTTTAACCTCTCCAAAGTAGTATACATCTTGAAAATTAGGATCTTCTGTATAAGAATATACTAAATTTGCGGGATCAACATAATCTAATTTTATTCCGTCTGTATTATTAAAAGTATGCCTAGCGCAGGCAATTCCAAGAACAGCTTGATCGTAATCTAGCCGTTTTTTAAGTTCTGGATAATTATTTCTTTTAAATACGTTATCTATAGCTTGCTCGTGCGCAATTTCTATTGAAGGTTTATACCCTATTTGCATATAAAGCTCAAGTTCCTCTTTAGATGAAGGAACATTTTCGTCTTTTATATTTCTAGTATCAATTCCTAATACGTTATCAATTTCTTCAATAAAATCTTTAGCTATAATATCTTCTTGGATTCCCTCAACAAAATTAGTTCTTTCTTTAATAGAAGTTGGATCTTGAGCAAAAGCTTTTATTGTAAACAATCGGTCTTGCATTCCGTTTACTACTATATCTACAAACTTAGGAATAATTGGTACTGGTTTCCAGTCTAAATTAAGATAAGATAAATCTCCATTAATTGAAAATTCATCTTTATATTTTTGAACGGATTGCTCTCCTCTTGCATATAATCTTAATTTGTGAAATTCACGTTGATTCTGAGTGAACCTACCTGATCCAGAATTTTTTCTAAACCATTCGTTTTGAATACCGCGTGCCACTTCCATACCGTATGCTTCGCTATTTTTTGTAGCGTCGTTAACTGATTGGCTGGGAAATTGGGTAACTTGTCCTGTAGCTTCTGCCATTTTTTATTGTATTATTTTACTATTTGATCCTGAATTATTATATTTTGAAAAACCAAAATCTATTTTTTTGACTTCTCTTGTAGTTTTAGATGCATATAAATGTCTTTGGCAAGCCATTATGGCTAAGCCAGAACTAATTGATGCATCAAATTTAGTTCTTTTATTAATATCAAATTTAGCCCAATCTTCAAGCGTTCTTTGAAAAAACATTTTACCGTGTTCACCATTTTCTTTTAGTCCAACATGGCTTTCAATGTAGCTTTCAATTGCTGCAGCGTGTGCTTGTCTTATATCTTCTGAAGAGTTTGGTATACCACCTAGCTCTTTTTCTGTCACAGACAATTTGTTTCTTGCTTTATCAGGTCTATTCATAGAGTAACCTCTATAACCTCTTCTTTTAATATGATATAATAATCTAGGTTTATTGTTTTCCGCTAATATTGGCATGCCGTAAAATACCATTGCCATTAACACGTCTTCAAAAAATATTTCTGCAGTTTGTGGCCGAGCAACATATTCTAAAAAGAATTGACTTGATGGAACGTCTGCGAGCATACTAAATGTTGTTAAACCGTGTAATGCTCCATTTGAACCGCCACCATCAACTGTTCCGCTAATATCATAACTGTCACAACCAAATGCGCCTAAATCTTTATTGCCAGGATACTTTATACCGTTTTGAACAATTATATTGTTTTGTAATTCAACTGGAGGTATCCAAGATAATTTAAATCTTCCTGTTTTATTTGGGTGAAACTCTACAATAGAATCCTTAACCCCATTTTTCCAACTGAACGATCCGCGGGTAACATATCCGCTCATTGTCATTTCTTCATTAAAATCTACTTGCTCGTATATCTTATTTAAATTGAATAAAGATCTTGCTATTTCATCTCTAAAAGCGTGTTTTTCACTTCTTGGAAATTGACGATAAAATTCATTTAACGCATCATTATCCCCTTTAAGTCCATCTGCTTCATTCTCCCAATGCTCGATAACTCCGACATAGATAAGCTCTCCATCAATTCCTTTGATTGGCTTTTCTGGAGTATTGAATACAGGAAATCCATATTTATCAATGAATCCCTCGTAGTTCCATTCCATAGGTATGAACAAAGAGTATAGTCCACTAGCAGTTTGCCCATTGCGATTTCGCTTCGTAACGTCTGAACCATAATATAATTTTTTAAAGTTCTCCCCTCCTTTGTCTAAAGCATTTGAGGTAGAACCCATCATACACTTACCAACTATCTTAGCGCCTAGCCTTAAACAAGTTTTTGTTACTCGCCAGTTGTTAAGGATATTGTCAGGCTTTTCCCATTTACCAGATTCATCGTGTACTAGTAATCTTAGTTTTTCTCCGTCATAAGAGTTGTCGCCGGTGTTTTTCCAGTCGATCGTTGTATCAAGACCCTTTTGTTCGTCACCAGACGCTTCGTTGATTGAACTTCTTGTAAGTCTTCTTGACGGAGTCTTGTAGGAAAGTTCTGTCTTTGGTCTTTCCATTCCGTCTTGTATCGGCTTGAAGAAGAACGGATAGTTCGTTGAGATCGGTACGACCTTATCAGTGAACATCTTCTTAGCGTCACTTCCAGACTTCGATAAAATTCCAAATCTTGCATCTCTGGTGACTGTAGCTTGATCAACAGTCTCTGAACTTCCCATGAAGGAAAAAC